ACCACAGACGTGGGCGACAGCGGAAGCCGAGCGCTTGGTGACGTCCACGCGACAGTGCGCGGCGACATTCTGCAAGCGGTCGCGACATGGATCGGGCAGGTCGTGACAACTCAGTTGATTCCATCAATCGTTCGTATGAATTACGGCGCAGGCATTGCCAGTGAGGACATGCCCTACGCTGAAATCGTGATTCCGAAGCCGAAAGATGAGAAGGCAATCGCCGAGCGCATCAAGATCGTCACGAAGGACATCGGACTGCCAGTCTCGAACAAATGGATCTACGACGAGCTTGGAATCGCTGAACCGCAAGAAGGCGAGGCGCTTTTCGGAGAAGTCGAAGATCCTCTCCCATTGTTGCCAGAGATCACCGAGGCGGCTCGCACTGACATTGACCTGCGACCGACCGATGACATGGCGAAGGCAGCGCAGGACGCGCTTGAGATTCGCAGACAGAAGCCAGCATCAGAGCGCGGTATGACATCGGTCGGCATCGCACGAGCAAGAGACATTTCCAACCGTTCCGAGTTATCGGCTGAGACAGTCAAGCGCATGGTTTCATTCTTTGCTCGCCATGAGATCGATAAAAAAGGCGAGACATGGGACGAAAAAGGCAAGGGCTGGCAAGCATGGCACGGCTGGGGTGGCGATGCTGGCAGAGAGTGGGCAAACGCAAAGCTCAAACAAATCGAAAATGACCGATGAGGAAATGCGTGAGGTGGCGGGGCAATGGCTCGCACCAGTGGATCAAATCTTTGCCGACTTGATCGACAAAAGCTATCGTATGACGGCAGGCTCATTTCAGATCGAAGTTGAGCAAGTCATCGAGCGCATACCGCAGCTGTTTTTCATGCTCGACAAACGAGCGCTTGAAACGTCGCTGGAGAATGAGATCGGCGCGGCAATCGTCAAATCACTGGAGCGAGAACTATGAAAATCACCATCACAGCCACAGGACTTGATCCAGTCAAAGCATCAATGATTCGATTACAATCGGCATCGGTGCGCAAGATTGCTGTGATGACTGGAGCGCAGGATGCGTTGGAAGTCGTCGAAAAATACTACAACATGGGCGGATCGAAGCTGTGGGAAAATCCATCGCTTCCGACTCATGGACCGGGTAGAAAGAAAACTCAATGGTGGCGAAAAGTGGCTGGCTCATGGTCGATCATGGGGGCGAGTGGATTAGGCGTGACACTACGCAGCAAGGGCGCCATCGGATTTTCGCACAAAGTAACCGGCGGGACGATCACAGCACGACGTGCAAAGTTCCTGACGATCCCGATTGTGCCAGAGGCGCACGGTCTGACAGCTCGGACGTATAGCAAAACCATCGCCCCACTATTCGCCGTCAAAGGTGTGCTAGCGCAGGCAGATGAAAACTCTCCCACCGGTATCAAACCAGTATTCGTGCTGAAAAAATCCATCACGCAGAAGCCATGGCAAAACGCTCTGCCACCTGAGAAAACATATCTCGATGCGTTCACGAATGGGGCGCTCGAAAGCATCATCGCACAGATCGAAGGCACTACTTAAAAAAAAGCAATTACAAGCCAGAATCGGGTGGTAATCTTCTATTCGAAATGGCGAACGAAATCATCAGTGCATCATTCCAGACCGAAGTGGAAGCTTTGGCTGAGAGTATTGTATATCTCCCTGAGGGTGAGCATGAGATCCACGCCACCGTCAATGGCAAACCTGCCAAGCGCAAGGTCAAGGTCGATGAGTCGATCCTCGCTTCGTTCACGAACGACTTGCAAGCTCGCCAATCTCGCAACGTGCGACCATTCGCTGGCTTCGACCACAAAGCTGGTCCTGCATCATTCATACCAAAGGAATTCCGATATGAATCAGGCGTCGGTCTGGTTCTCGACATCGAATGGACACAGGCAGGTAAGAGCGCCATCGAGGGCAAGGACTACTCCTACTTCTCACCAAACTTTCTTCTCGCCAACGGCACGCCAGCAGGTCTGCCGACACATGGTGAAATCGGTTCGCTCGTCAATGAGCCAGCATTCGAGGCGATGGAAAAGATCGCCGCATCATACAACGAAACCAATATGGACATCAAACCACTAATCGACCTTGGACTTGTTGCCGAGGATGTTGACCCTGAGAAAGCAATGGAAATTGCCAAGCTCGAAATCGAAGCCATGAAAAGCAAGATCGCTGAGATCGAAGCTGGTTACATGACTAAGGAAGCCGACGCAGTGCAAGCTGCTGCCAACCACGCCAACGAACTGGAGACAGTCACCGCATCGCGTGACGCTCTCGCTAGCGAAGTGGAAACGCTCAAAGCATCACTCGCTGAAATCGAGGACAAAGCTGCTGACAGCGTGATCGAGGAAGCCGTCAAAGCTGGTCGCATCGCTCCGCAAGATGAAAAAGCCAAGTCATTCTGGAAGGCTCAAATCAAAGCTGACAAGAACTCTGTGGAAATTCTCAACGCCATCCCAGCCAAACCAGTCAACGGTGAAACCGTTCTTGCTGGCAAAGCCGAAGAAGGCACCAAGCAAACCGAACTGAAAGGACTCGCACTTGTCGAAGCTTCCTTCAAAGCTCAAAACCAATCTCACTAAACAAACAATACTATGCCAAACAACCTAACTCTGTTAGACCTTGCCAAGCTCAACGGACATGATCCCATCGTCGGTCTGATTGAGGAAGTCGCCAGTGCCTCACCTGAGGTAACAATCATTCCAGCTCGCACGATTCGCGGCACGTCCTACAAGACAGTGACCCGCAACAGTCGCCCGAGCGTTGCATTCCGACAAGCCAACGAAGGCACGGATGCTACCAAGTCGAACTTCACCGAACGTCTGGTTGAGTGTTTCATTCTCTCCGCACGCGTTGAAGTCGATAAGGCTGTTGCTCGCGGTTACGAGGACGGCGCCGAGGCTCTCCAAGCCATCGAGGCAATGGGAGTCATGCGTGCTGCTCTGACCACCGTAGGAACACAAACCATCTATGGCGACAATGCAAGCTCGAAAGGCTTCGCTGGTCTGCAAACATTGGTTAGCGCTCTCGGCAGTGACATCGTAGTTGATGCAGGCGGCACAACCTCAGCGACTGGTTCCTCGGTTTATGCCATCAAAGCTGGCAACACGGGCGTGCAATACGTCTACGGCAACGGAACAACCTTCGACCTTTCGCCATTCCGCGAAGGCGATGCAGTGGATGCAGACGCCAAACGTTACGCAGCATTCATTGCTGACCTCACCGCATGGATCGGCTTCCAGTGCGTCAACAAGCACGCAATCGGTCGTTTGAAAGACCTCACCGCAGACAGCGGCAAAGGATGCACAGACGCCAAGATTGCCGAGCTTCTCAGCAAGTTCCCAGTTGGCGAGCGTCCGACTCACTTGCTCATGTCGCGCCGTTCCGCATTCCAGCTTCAAGTCAGCCGGAACACAACCCCATCCACCAAGCAGGAAGCCTTCACCGGCATTCTTCCAGGTGTGCCAACGGAATCCTTTGGAGTTCCAATCATCATCACCGACTCGATCGTTAACACCGAAACCCTGACTGCTTAATTCTAACCATACAAAATCATGAGCTTCGAATTTAACCGAAACATTCAAGACAAGAATTACACCTCCACTGTTGCGATTGCACAGGCTGGTGCAAACACCGCAGCATTTGACCTTGAGCAAGTAGTTGGTGGCGACATCGAGCGAGTAGTTTTCTCGCTCTCAGCTCCCACTGCTGCTGGCATCTCCGACACCAAAGTTGTCACCTACGCTCTGCAAGACAGCGCCGACGGTTCTTCATGGGCTGCCGTTGATCCAGCAATCAGCACGACTCAGACTGGTGCAGGTGGCGCTGGTATCGTTGCCAAAGAGGTTCGCTTCCGCGTTCCAGCTAACACCCGCCGCTATGTGCGCATCGCTCAGACGATGACCGCCTCGGCTGGAACTGTTACTGGCAGCATGGTCGCCAAGCTTTTGTTCTAATCCGTTGGAACTTGTGTGCAAAGGGCGGCGGAGTTGGTAGTTTCCTCCGTCGCCCTAAATTCTTGAAACTCAAATCACCATGGCTTGGCTCGCTCTAACATACTCCGCACTTCGTGACAGACTCTCAACCGAGGAGTTCAATCGCTTGCTTGCCGAATGTCCGACACCCGAGGACAAAGCGCAGGAGATCCTCACTAGCGTAGCACAAGACATTGCCTCACGCGTCAACTCAGGTCGTCGCAAACGTGGATTGCCTCCAGTGGTCAATACCAACTTGTATGTCCCACCAGGTGCGCGCCGACACGCCTACAATCTCTCCCGTCAAGAGCTGACGGACTCCTACCCTTCGCTGGCTGAATTCAACGGCGATGATCGACGTAGAGCAGTTGAGGAAGCAAACAGTTACCTCGATGACCTCGCAAACAACAACGCAGACTCCGATGATACCGGAGCCGAATCATTCGCTGCTACTACTGGCAGTTCTTTTCGCTACGGCGGCGCTGCTGTCATGAACTTCTCGGAATCACCATGAGCCTTATTCGCCAAATAGTCGAAAGCATGGCAAAGACGCTGAAAGATCATGCGTATTTTCGCACCGTGCCGATTATTCCCGTGCTGGTTCAAGATCACAAGGACATCGACCGCGAGATTGAGAACGCAATGAGCAAGGCAGGTGCTTTCGTCATGGTCAACTTCTCGCAGAGTGAGGCATCGTCACCCGACACGCCTGGACCATACATGGACTCGGCGACATTCTCGGTTACTTGCTCGGAGATTCCAAGCGTCTGGAGACAGCAGGCTGGCAACATGTCGAAGCCAAGCGCAACAGAGATCGGCGAGGCAGTGGCTCGCATTCTGCACCATCACAAACCACTTGACGCTAGCGGTGATTCACTCACCGGCGGCGTTCTTACTTTCGACTCAATGCAGGAGGATGCAACACCTCCATGGCTTCAACAAATCATCACTTTCAATTGCCCCGTTGGGCTACAAAATACAACTCCAACACGCTAAACCATCATGCCAACATTCGACAGAACCACCATCGTTCGCGGTCCTTGCAAAGTCACCTATGATTCGCAGACATTCTACTCTAAAGCAGGGGTAGTGCTGACCACGACTAACTCGACATTCGACAAAGAGACAGACGCTTACGGCATCGTGAGCAAGTCGAAAACCGACTTCGCCATCGTCGTTGAATTTGAGCCAGTAGGCGAGATCGAGGCGCTCGCAGTTCTTTTCCCTCATGGTAACACGGCGATGGGAGCCAGCATCTACGGTTCGACCGACAAGAGCCTTGTCATCGTATCGGCTGACAAGACATACACGATCCTAAACGCTCAGATCACGCAAATGCCGACCATCTCGTGCAGTGCGACCAAGACAGCGTTCGGCTCGGTGCAGTTCACTGGATTACTCAAGAAAGACGGCGACCCACAGAACATCGAGGACTACTAC